ACATCAGACTGGCTGAACTGGCTAGAAGATCAAGACAGTGCAACTAAAGATTGGATTCAACATGGTTCTTCAAACGATGTGAACTCTGTTCTCTATAAGTTTAAGGGCGACATGGGACTTAAACCACCATCACCGCAAGAGAGGGCGCTAGAGAAAGCAAGATCGGTTGCAGAACCGAAATTGCCTAAGTCTCGAAAGCCCAAAACGAAAGTCGATACTAGAAGCTGGTCAGTCGAAGATATTAAAAGGATGCCGAATCATGAATTTGAGAAGCATCAGGATGAAATATTAAAGGCAATGAATAGCGGGCAGATTCGGCAATAACTTTTGCATATAGGTAAATAAAATGTCTTTTTCACAATTTAGTACAGGCGCTACATCTGAGGTGAATTTCATCCCAGAGGTGTTTTCCAAGCTTTTACAAGCTAAGTTCTACAAGCAGAGCGTACTTCCTGCAATTTCTAACACTGATTATGAGGGCGAAATCTCTGGTCAAGGTGAGAAAGTTGTAATTCGTACAGTTCCTGCCGTAACCATCAATGACTATGCGGGCACGATTACAACTCAAGAGTTGACTACTGCCAAAGTAGAAATGCTAATCGACAAGGCTAAGTACTACAGCTTCAAGGTTGATGACGTATTAGCGGCTCAAGCAGATATTAATTTGCTTGAGAAGGCTTCTGCGGATGCTTCTGAGGGAATGCGTATTGCAGTTGAGACTGATGTATTGGCTAACGCTATAACTGGCGCTACCACTACTGGATCTCAAACTACCATTACAGCATCTAACATCTTGACTGAAATACTTGAGCTTTCTACTGCTCTTGACACGCTTAACATTCCAGAAGAGGGGCGTTACATCGTTCTTTCTCCTGAGTTTGTAAGCATGCTCAAGCAGTCTGAGTTACGTCAAGCTTACTTGACTGGTGATGCAACTTCACCGTTGCGTAATGGAAAAGTTGGAATGGTAGATCGTTTTACTGTTTACCAGTCAAACATGCTATTCACTGCTTCCTCTGGCGCTGACTCAGGTTATACACATGTCCTAGCGGGTCATCCTAAGGCTCTTTCTTTCGCTTCACAGTTCACAAATGCTGAAACTGTAAGAATGGAAAGTACTTTTGGTGATCAAGTTCGTGGTTTGAAAGTTTACGGCTCTAAGGTTGTAACTCCAGATGCACTTTGCGTAGGTAAGTGGACTTAATAGTCTGACTTGAATAAGGGAGGGAAACCTCCCTTGTTTTAAATGGTAAAAATTATGACGAAATCTAAAACCAAAAAAGATGAGATATTTGACAAGGCAAATCAAGAGTTTGGAAGAAAGTTAGACCGCAGACTCACCCTAGCCCAGTTAGAAGAACAGTTAAAGCAATTAGAACGGGATCAAAAAAACCCGCCAAAAGAAGCTGAAATTCTTATCCCTAAAAAAGTTCAGAACGTCATAACTGGAAATATTTTCGACTATAACCCGATATTCAAAAGCAATCCTGATTTGCAAGTAATCGAGTGGGAGAACACTGATGGCGACAACTAAAGTTGTAGATATATTAGACCGCGCTAGCATTATCTTGCAGGATAATACGAACGTCCGGTTTCCAAATTTAGAATTATTGAAATTTTTTAATGATGCTCAACGAGAAGTTGTGCTTCATAGACCAGATGCCAAGATGGTAAACACCACTTTAGATCTGGCAACGGGTAGTAAGCAAACATTGCCAAGCACTGCTTTACGGTTAATTGATGTTGTTCGTAATGTTGGTGGTAGAGCAATAACTCAAGTAGACAGAAGAATACTTGATGAGACACTGCCTAACTGGCATGAAACGACTGCCGGAACAAACAAAATTGAGCATTACATTTACGATCCAGCAGATCCTAAGAACTTTTATGTTTTTCCTAAAGGGACTTCCGGAACTCACTCTTTAGAAATAATCTATAGCGCATCTACTTCAGATATAGCTATCAGCAACTTCTCTAGTGATACGACAGTTATATCTATAGACGATGTTTATTCAAACTGTTTATTAGATTATGTGTTGTATCGGTCATATCAGAAAGATTCTGAATTTGCTGGTAACGCGCAAAGAGCAATGATGCATTACCAAAGCTTTGCAAATGCACTTGGCATTAAAACCCAAGCTGATAGTGCAGTGACTCCAATCCCAGCATAGGTGATCAATAGTGAAATATTCTGATTTTTCTCCGTTTATAAGACCTGAAGTACAGGGTTGCCCTGATTTTCTTTTAGAGAGGTCTGTGCGTGATTCTGCTATAGACTTTTGTCAAAGAACTGATGTTTTTGTTGCAGAGCCTGAGTTTGTAACAATTGTAAAAGGTGTAAACGAATATGCTGTTTCTATACCAAGTGGAACTGAGTTAAATCATATTTTAGATATTTTTAACGACAAACAACCGTTAAAGCCTATAAGTTACGCAAAACTTTTGTCTAGACTTGGGGATGAAAACACTACTGGAACACCAAAGTATTATGCCCAAAGAGATAATACTGATTTTTATGTTGCTCCAATTCCCGCTGACAGTAACTCCTTTAGAGTTTTATTTTCATTAAAGCCATCATCATCCAGTTCCAGCATTCCAGATACTGTCGGAAAGGAATACCGAGAGGCAATATCGCACGGAGCTTTGTTTAGGCTTCAGATGATGACCGGACAACCCTTTGGAAATCCAGCGATGGCTGGGGCAAATAGGGACTTATTCGAAAAGGCTGTGGGAAGAACAATACGTCAAGTGAAGTATGGATTCTCAGGTGGATCTCTTACTTGCAAACCGAGGGCATTTATCTAATGGCATACTCAGAAACGTTAAATTTAGTTGCGGGAGATACTCTTCCTGAACTGACAATAACACTAAAAGACAGTAACACAGCGGCTTCTGGTCTTACGCTAGACCCTGATGATAGCTCAACTTGGGCTCCAATAAATGTAACTGGAGCAACTGTCAGAATGCGTATAAGGGAGCTGGGCAGTACGGTTATTGCTAGCACATTAACATGCAGTATTTCTGATGGAGCTAACGGTATTGTTGTAACTGATTTTCCATCAGGAACCCTATCATCAGCAGGAACCTTTGAGGCAGAAATAGAAATTACGTTTTCTTCAGGTGGGGTTCAGACGGTGTTTGATTTACTTAAGCTCAAAGTAAGAAGCGACTTTGATTAATGGCAAGCAAGGCGCTTTTAGAGCTTGCAAAAGCTAATGCAGAAATAACTCACCAGCTTATAAAAAGCGGTATAAGTTATCAGTACTTAAAAAGTGGCATTACATTTCAGGACTTAAAGGCAATAGATGTTGCCCTAGATCCTGACACAAAGAACAGATACTTCAGGAACGAGTTTTTCACTCTCACTGACAGCGTTGCCTTAGACTATCAAAAATCTTTAGGGGACAGTGTTGTTGTATCCGATCTTGCGGTTTTAGATGTAACTAAGACCTTGTCAGACTCCACAAATATGTCTGATAATTTTAGCTTTGCAATGCAATTTAATAGAGACTTTTCTGACGCAGTGAATATGTCAGATTCGTTTAGTTTTACCTTAATATCAGGGAGCTTGTCTGTCCTCAATGCATCTGCGTTGAACGAGTTCACTTTAAATAGCTAGGAGATTTAGATGATTAATGAAACTTTGAAACTGACAGGCTTCGTGACCATTCATGTTAATGGTGAAGTAGTTAAAAAAATACCTAACTTAGTGGTGGCTACAGGTAAGAATTTTGTAGCATCAAGAATGGTTGGGGCTAGCGCAAATGTTATGTCGCACATGGCAGTAGGAACTGATAGTACAGCTCCTTCATCTGCAAATACAGCACTGGGAACTGAGGTTGCAAGGGTTGCTTTAAGCGGTTCATCTGTAACGGATAATGTGGTAAATTATAGTGCTACATTTCCTGCTGGAACAGGGACTGCCAATCTTGTTGAAGCTGGAATATTCTCAGCTTCAAGTGGTGGCACATTACTTTGCAGAGTAAATTTCAGTCAGGTTTCAAAGGCTAGCGCAGATATAATGACCATAAGCTGGTCGGTTACTGCTAGCTAAATAAAAGAACACTAATTTGCACGGATACGCCTTACAACTAGTAATTGTATAAAGGCTATCCTATGTCCATAAAATTTGCTAACAGCGCCGTAACAGTCCTAACATCTGATTTAAGCACATCTGCTACTCAAATATCAGTACAGGATGGATCAGTATTTCCGTCACTATCTTCAGGTGAATATTGCTTTGTTACCTTGGCTACTAGCGCAACACCTCCAGCATTAGAAGTCGTTAAAGTTACCAATATAAGTAGTAATACTCTTACAGTAATAAGGGCTCAAGACAATACCTCTGCCACTGCGTTTTTAACAGGAGATAAGTGCGAGTTAAGATTAAGTGCCGCTACTCTAAATGAGTTTGTGCAGACTGGTGGGCAGACTGGTATTTTTGGAGACATGGTATTTAATGATGATATTAAAGCATCATTTGGTACAGGTGCAGATCTTTCTGTAAGCAGTAACGGAACCTCATCTAAGATAGAAGATAGTAGCAATTTTTTATATAT